TTCAAGGATGCTAACGAATACCTCAAGCGTGAGAATCCTAGAGACTTTATCACAGCGTTCTATGACGCACAACCTTATGTCCCTCTTGGTGTAGTAGGCTCTGGTTCTCTGTATGATGCTGTGTTGAATCAAGCACTGATGAAACGTATTCCGTTTCCGAAGTTCATGGGTGAAGCGAACATCATGCTCTGTGGTGGTATTCCACTTGGACACATCATCAACCTTGCAGCACTGACTGGTGCAGGTAAGACGACTGTAGTTAACGAAATCATCTACGAGTGGATTTTCACTTCACCACATATGCTCGGTATTGTGAGTCTGGAACTCGACAAGGGTCAGTATGGTGAAGCACTGCTTAGCCGACACTTGAGCCGCAAGATTGCCCTGTTCTCTGACGACGAAGCACGCATGCGATTCCTTACCTCAGAAGAGGTCAAGACTAAAGCTACAGAATTGTTTATGAAGGATGGTAGCAATCACCGCTTCTACGTCCTAGATAACCGAGACGGAAGTGTTGAAGAAATCCAAGCTGCCATCGAGGAACTGATCGTTGCGTGTGGTTGTCGTGTGATCGTTCTAGACCCATTGCAGGATATCATGGCTGGTGTTTCGGTTGAAAAGCAGGAAGAGTTCATGCAGTGGATGAAAGGTATGATCAAGAGCCACAAGGTTTCTTTCATTCTGATTAACCACGAAGACCCTGTTATGCGAAACACAACAAGAATGGTCATGCCGAAGAATCGTATCACAGGTATTACTGGTCCTGCTGGTGAAATCTACTACGACAATGAAACCCATACTCTGTTTAACAAGGCAGAGTTCTTTGGTGGAACGACATGAGACTAAGATGGAAAATCCAGAGTGATGTTCCAAACTCTAGACCTGTGCTACAGTTCTGGCAACGGGAATCCATCATGAGTGAATTGTCAGGATTAGACTATTCAGAAAATGGTAGATGGGTGAATGTCCCTGTGGTGATTGAACCTAGTGGACCAGGGGAAACACCATCGTGTTGTGATGGTGGTAATTGGTGGGGACATCATGAATCTTGCCCAAACGTGCGCTAGACAAATAGCCTACCCGTGTGGTAGGCTTTCCTTTTTTACACTTGACTTTTCTGTATTTATGATGTAGAATAGTATTCTTTGTCTTTAACCACCTTACAGGAATATCAATGAAACAATGTAAAGACTGCAAAGAATATCGAAGCCTCACAGACTACTATATCTGCAATAAAAAACCTCTGCGTTACTACTCGTCGTGTAAAGAATGTACAAAATTAAAGTCTAGAAGTAAATACGCAAATCTATCAGAAGAGCAAAAAAACATAGAACGAAAGAAAAGACTTGATAGTCTCGATAGAGAAAGAGCAAAAGCTAGAAGTACAAAACACTATTCCACAGTAGAAGGTAGGGCCAAGACTCTATTGAAAGGTGTCAAGGATAGAGATGTTTCTCACGATCTTGATCTACAATGGTTCATTGACAAGCTTCAGGTCGGTAAGTGTGAAGTTACAGGTATTCCGTTTGATTTCAACCCTCACCCTGTTTACAAGAAGAACCCAATGTCACCATCTATCGACAGAATCAACTCATCTCTTGGTTATCAAAAAGAAAACTGTAGAATGGTAGTGTGGCAATATAATATGGGCAAAGGTGAAACGTCCGACTCGGAATTCTTAGAGTTTTGTAGAAAACTCGTATCAAAATACAAGGAAGAACAATGACACTTAAATACTGGATTTGGGATATTGAAACGTACCCTAACTGTTTCACCATCAGCATCATTCGTCAAGACGGTAAGCACCTTCGTTCTTTCGAGTGCAGTCGTCGGAAGAATGATTTCGCCAAAATTCGCACCTGTGTGGAATATCTCGAAGAAAACGATGCAGTCATGGTCGGTTTCAACAACCTGGGATTCGACTATCCTGTCCTGCATGGTCTACTGCTGCATCCTGGCGTTGACCAAATGTCAGGTCTTGGTGTAGCAAAGCTGGCGTATAAGCTAGCTCAGGCACAGATTGATTCAACCAAGCAAGGTTTCCCTAAGACCGTTCCTGTGTACGACTGGATTGTTCCCCAGGTAGATTTGTATAAGATTTGGCACTTCGACAACAAGGCCAAGGCTACAGGTCTGAAGATGCTTGAGTTTAACATGCGCTCAGACAATATTGAAGACCTTCCGTATGCTGGTCTTACTCAAATTCACTTCCGTGAAGAACTGACTGCTAAGTATGGTCGCAATTTCATGAACCATAACGACACGAAGATCGGTAAAGACTACTTCATCATGGAGCTAGAGAAGCAAGGTGTGAAGTGCTATATCAAGCAAAACGGTAAGACTGCGCCTGTACAAACTCGTCGTCCTTACATCAATATCGCAGACTGCTTGTTTGATTACTATGACTTCAAGCGTCCTGAGTTCATTGCAATTCTGGAATGGTTCAAGCACCAACGCATTCGTGAAACCAAAGGTGTGTTTGCTGATATTGCAGAGCATCGTCTTGGTGAAGTTGCGAAGTATGCGAAGATGCGTACCAAACGTCAACGTTATCCAATGAAGCCTAGTGAGATTGTAGAAAACCTGTTCAAGAATGAGTATCCCTGCGGATGGATTGACGAAGTAGAACTGAAGCAGAAACTCAAGGGTGAGTTCAAGAAGAGTTACTGGAAGTGCTGGAACGTGGCAGACAACCTGAACGTGGTAGTTGATGGTTTTCAATTCGACTTTGGTACAGGTGGTATTCACGGTAGCCTAGAGTTCACGCTGGTGGAAGCTGACAGTGAATACGAGATTGTAGATGCTGACGTTAGCTCAATGTATCCTAATCTGGCTATCTCCAATGACGTTTACCCTGAACACCTTGGTATTGAATTCTGTACGATTTACAAAGCAGTGTATGAAATGCGTAAGTCCTACAAGAAAGGTACACCTGAGAACCTGATGCTCAAGCTGGCTCTGAACGGTGTTTACGGTGACTCGAATAACCAGTACAGTCCGTTCTATGATCCTAAGTACACGATGACGATTACGATTAACGGACAGCTCACACTCTGTCTACTTGCTGAAAAGCTGATGACAATCGAAGGTCTGCAACTGATCCAAGTCAACACTGACGGTGTTACTGTGAAGATTCCTCGTGCCAAGCGTGCTGAGTACAACGCAGTATGTGAAGCATGGCAAAAGCAAGTTAAGCTTGAGCTTGAGTATGCGGAGTATTCGAAGATGTTCATTAGAGATTGCAATAACTATATCGCGGTGTACACTAACGGTAAGGTCAAGCGTAAAGGTGTGTATCAGTACGAAGACCTGGGTTGGCACCAAAACCAGGGCGGTCTGGTTATCGCCAAGGCTGCTGAAGCTGCAATGGTTCATGGTACAGATATCGAAGAGTTCATCAAGGCGCATACTGACAAGTATGACTTCCTGATGCGTACAAAGGTGCCTCGTAGCTCAAGTCTATATCTTGAGAAAGATGAACTGGATGCTGAAGACAAACCTGTCAGAGTAAAGCAACAGAATATCTGTCGATACTACGTGTCAAAGTCTCCTGACAGTGGTAAGCTGATCAAGGTCATGCCTCCACTACCGAAGAAACCCGATGACGTTCGTGAAATCGGCATCGAGTCAGCTTGGAAGGTGAAGACTTGCAACAACATGCTTGACTTCGACGGACAGATCGACTATGCTTACTACGTTCATGAAGCAAGAAAGCTTCTGGTACCACCTGTGTTTACTCGTGAAGAACTTGCCAAGATGGCAGAAGGGAAAGACGATGAGTTTGAAGAATGAAGGTCCAATCTGTAGTGCAGACGGTTGTTCTCGTCGTGAACCGTGTGGTTTTGCCTGTCGTGATGAAGGCAACTTTGATGTTCCAATTTGGAAACAGCGAGTAGACCAACTGATTGAAGAAGTGCTAGACTTTGAACCTGTTGTATTCAAAGAAAAAGGTAAAAAGTGAACATTCGATACAAATGGTTTTACAAAAATCATCGTGGTGAACTTGAAGAAGTTACAGGTCAACGAGTACCGTTTTCTGAAATTGAAAACATTAATGTTTCGTATTCCATAGATGGTCTTGGGTTCAAGACAGTTGGAATGGCACTAGATGCCATGCAAAAGTTTATTGACAACGGTAACTGGAGTGGGAACACTCCTGCCATGTTAATTCTAGTTCACGGGAGGTAACAAATGACTATTACAACTAAACCTTATGGTTTCAAGCACTGGAAGTTCCCAGGTGGTGAAATCGGTGTAAAGCTTGATCCTGAGTGGTTGACGCATCCTCACGATGTTCCACTTGCAGCTACCATTGAACATCGTGGTCTGGTTGATCATGAAGAGCTTTTCATTATCATGAATCTGTGTGATGCAATCGCTCGTGCTACTGCAAATCGAAAGAATCGTGAACCTGTATATCTGGACATGCCTTACCTTCCTTATTCTCGTCAAGACCGAATGTGTCATCCGGGTGAATCTTTTGCACTTGCTGTTTTCTTGCGTGCAATTCCATCCTACGTTCGGTTGATTACAACGGATGTTCATAGTGACGTTTATGCAAATATCAATAGCTCTGAAAAACCTTACATCCAAAACATTGGTCAAAACACTGTTGCATTTGAAACGGTGAAGAAGCACTTCAAGGCAGACTGGCTCGTCGGACCCGATGAAGGTTCTACCAGAAAGATCAACGTACTTTCGCGTGAAACCTTTGTACCGTATGTCACGCTGACTAAGACTCGTAAAGAGGGTAAGGTTCACCATGAAGACTTGACACCTGATACTCTTTCAGGTAAAGTCCTGATTGTGGACGATATTGGAGACGGTATGGCGACTTTTATTAGTGCAGCACAGATGCTGAAAGCTACACAGCCTCGTATCACTAAACTTGGAGTGATGGTCACACATGGTATCTTTTCAAAAGGATTGGACATTCTAAACGGTATGTTCGATGTTGTTTACACCTATAATCTGATGAATCCAGATGTTGCAGACCATCCTCTTCTGGCAAAATAGCACTGTCCCAGGATATGAAGTTTCTTCTTGCGGTAAGATTCGTTATGTAAATAGACTAGTAAGCAAAACAAACGGTAATATTGCTCTTCTAACCGGAAAAGAGCTTAAAACGCAAATAGACAGAAATGGTTATGTGCGAGCAAGATTGTCTCATTCTAACAAAAAAATCACGATCAGAATGCATCGTGAAGTAGCTATTGTGTTCATACCTAATCCAGAAAACAAACCTCAAGTTAACCATAAAGACGGTAACAAACAAAACAACAGTGTCAGTAATCTTGAGTGGTGTGACAACTCTCAAAATCAAATTCATGCAATAGAATCAGGACTAAAAACAATTTCGTATGCAGAAAAAGCACCTAGAACCAAATTCAAAGTGCTTGTATTTGATAAGTCTGGAAACCACAAGCTCACATTGTGTGGCAATAAAGAAATGAAACTGCATGGGTTCGACTTCAGACTTGTCAATGCTTGTCTGCAAGGTAAACGAAAATATCACAAGGAACATTACTTCAAGTCTCAACCACTTGACAACACTCAACCTCAGTGATACAGTTCTGCATCGCAATAACGAAAGGAAAAGTAAATGTTTCAACCTAACCCAATTCTCGCTGCTGACTTCTACAAAATCGGTCACGTTTTCCAGTATCCGCTTGGTACCAGCGAAATCTATTCCAACCTGACTGCTCGTTCGAACAAGCGTGCTCCGCTTGCAAACGGTCGATACATTGACAAGGTTGTATTTGTTGGTTTGCAAGTATTCCTGATGCAATTCATGCA